CCCACGAAGGATTCGATTTCAAAATCGCGTCTAAGGGCGGCAACGGACCTTCCGGCGGCGTCTCCTTCGCCTGACCCACATCACAAGGGAATTCACTCGCATGACCACTCGCACCGAGTACGACGCCGACTTCGAAACGCTCGGCGGCGACACCATCAACGCCCTGGAGAAGCCGGAGGAGGCAACACGCGTCACCGCCGCAGTCCTGGCGGCCGACACCGTCGAGAGCATGCCGCACATTCCCCAGCCCCCGGACAACCGGGTGACTCTGGCATACGGCGTCAGGCGGGACGGCGAATGGCTGCGAGAGGCCGAGGTGCGTGAACTGAACGGCCTGGACGAAGAGGAACTCGCCCGCGTCGGAACTGACTGGCCGCGCTTTATCACCACGCTCGTCCAGCGCGGCACCGTCAGCCTGGGCGGTGAACCGATGACGCCCAAGATGGCGGCCGGACTGCTCATCGGCGACCGGGAGCTGCTGATCCTGGCAATCCGGCGGGTCACGTTCGGCGGCGAGATCGAAATCAGCGGCTACGAGTGCCCGTACTGCGGTGAGTCGACCGAGTTGACCATTCATCTTGACTCCATTCCCCGCCGGGATCTGCCGCCCTCCGAAAGCGGAGAGTACAGCGTGGAGCTGCGCGACGGGCGCAGCGCCATCGTGCATTTGCCGACGGCGGCCGACCAGGATCATGTACTTGCCCGTGCGGCCACCATGACCCCGGCGCAGCAGAATACCGAAATGCTGTTCCGGTGCCTGCTGGGGATTCGGGCGCATTCAGGTGACCTGCTGGAGGTCACCTCGGAGGGTGTGCGCGCCCTGGGGTGGGCGGACCGCCGGAATGTTCTCCGGTTCCTGAGTGATTCGCAGCCGGGCCCCCGCTATGACGAGGTGTCTTTCACGCACGAGTCGTGCGGTCGGGAGGTACCTCTGCCGCTCAGTGTGGCGTCGCTGTTTCTCGCCGCTTGATTATCAGGGCGGGTTCACTGAAATCGAGCTGATCACCGGCCATTACAAGAGCTGGACACTCGGCGAAGTCAAATCAATGAGTATCCGTGAGCGGCGTCATTGGCTGGCTCGCGCAGCGTGGGAAGTCGAGCGGAGGTAACCGTGGCCACCCCCCCGCCCCCGCCATCCGGCCCGCCAGGGCGGGTGACTGGCGCCACCGGGCTCCAAAGCAGCATTGACGCGCTCACGCGCGCCATGACGTCGTCCAGCAGCTCGTGGATGCGTGTGCTGGGCACCCTCGCCCGGGGCGCCAGCGGATCGGCCACTGCGGGCGCTGGTGGTGGCCACGGTCCGGGTGCTTCGACGTTCGGCATGTCTCCGAGCGCCCAGGCCCAGTGGCAGTACCGCATCGACCAGCAGATCCGCATGCACTCCACCGGCATGCAGGACGCTCAGAACGCCCACGTGACCGCGCGGGCCGCCGCTCAGCGGGCCCACGGCTTGGCGCGGGCCCGCTGGGACAACCAGCAGACGACCTACGCAACGCAGCTCGCGGCCCGGCGTATCACCCCGGACCGCGTAGACGCGATCAACCGTCGGGCGGCCATCTCGGATTTGCAGTACCGGGCGTCGACCGATCTCCATGGCCAGCGCATTGCGGCGGCCGACACCACGTTCTCCCGCAGTCGCGATCAGCTCAATGCGCAGCGCGACCGCCTGCAATTGCAGTACCAGGCCGCGCAGGACCGGGCGGCCGGTACCGGCGGGGCTGCTGGCCTACGTCAGAGTGCCCGCCAGCAGGCGCTGGCTCAGCGCAACCAGAGCCGGATGATCCGGGGCATCGCGTCCGCTGGGAGCGGTGCCGTCGCGGGAATGGCCGGTCGCTTCAGCTCCGGAATCCGTGACTTCAACTCTGGCGTGGACCAGTACGGGCGCATGGTCTCGCTCTACGGTGGATTCGGCGGACGTGGGTTCAGCGCACTCGGGTACGGGAACCGGGCGTCGAATGCCACCCGCCAGGGATTCGATTCCGGATTGAACAACGTAGCCCGGTCGGACAGTGATCTCTTCACCGGGATGTCCGCGCTCTACCGGCAGAATAGCTTCGCGAATCTCCCAACTATGCAGCGCTCTGCGGCGGCGACGGCGCTTGTCTCCCCGGAGATGGGAGTCGCAGGGGCTGCGCAGCTCCAGTCCCAGATGGGCACTGCGCGCGCGTATTACGCGGGGCAGATGTTCGGGCTGGCACCGTCCATTCAGTCGGGCGGTGCGAAGTCGAGCCCGCAGCAGACATTCTCCAGTCTGTTCTCCCAGGTGTCGTCAAAGGATCTGGGCAAGCTTTCGCCGACGCAGATGAAGGCGATGCTCGCCCAGGGAGGCTCCCTTCAGACGACCCTGGAGAATTATGCAAGCGCGGCGGGGATCGGTACCGAGGGTGTCCAGGCAGGTGCCGACTATCTGACGCTGTCAAATCGGCTTCGCAGCAAGTACAAGAAAATGGACCAGGGGGACGTCGACAAGCTCCTGGCCAATGCCGCGATGTCTGGTAAAGCGGGCGACAAGGCGCGCGGGACTTTGAAGGACGCCGCTCCGGGAGTCGGGGAATCCTACATTGACGCACAGCGGCGGGCGGAGGGCGCCAAGCGCGAAGGGAAGCTGGACAGTTCCGCGTCGTACATCACGGCGGCGATCTCAACGGCGAACACTCTGATCGACATCCGTGAGCTGATCAAGCCGGTCATGGCCCCGCTGCGGATGTTCCTGGGGATGTTCTCCGGCGCCATGAACGCCGGAGGCCCTCTCGGGGTCGCCGCACAGGTCGCCAGCTCCATTCCCGGTGCGGGCGTGGCCAAGGCCGGGGCGAAATGGCTCGGCAGCTCCATCAGCGGCCTTTTCGGCGGGGCCGACGGGCCCCCGAAGTCCACGCAGAGCGGCAAGGTCACGCAGCCGACGGCCAGCGCACTGGGCTCCGGGGCGAATGCGGCCGGTGCGATCTCCTTTGCCCAGCAGCAGTTGGGTGAGCCGTACGTCTTCGGGGCGGAGGGCCCCGATTCATGGGACTGCTCCAGCCTGATGCAGGCCGCCTACCGGTCTATTGGCGTGAACATTCCGCGCACCACCTACCAGCAGATCAATGTGGGCAAGGACGTCCCGGTCAAGGACGCCCAGCCGGGGGATCTCCTTTTCTATCCGGACGGCTCCCACGTCGTCATGGCGATCGGTGGCGGCAAAGTCATCCAGGCGCCGCACACCGGGGATGTCGTCAAGATCTCGCCGCTCATTCCGTCGCAGTACGGGCGGGCCAAAAGGATCGTCGGCAGCGTGGGCACGCTGTCTAATTCGCAGTCCTCGGCCAGCAAGAGCAAATCCGGCGTCGCGTCCACGAGTACGGCGGCCGTCTCCGGCGGCCGGTACGGCAGCACCGAGGAGGTCGACGCCCTGGCCGCCGCGCTGGCCGGTGGCGGCGGCGGTGGCGCGCAGCAGATCACCTCCACCGGGCTGGCTCCGTCCACGCAGAACACCGACAGCAAGAGCGCGGGTGCGCCCGCCGGGCCGTCTGATCCGAAGGGGAATGCCGCACTGGGCAAGCAGTTGGCGGCGCAGCTCTACGGCTGGACCGGCGGCGAGTGGGATGCGCTGTACCAGCTCTGGCAGCACGAGAGCGGCTGGAATGAGAAAGCCCTCAATCCGTCGTCGGCGGCGGCGGGCATTCCGCAGGCGTTGCCCGGATCGAAAATGTCGTCGTCCGGTCCGGACTGGCGGACGAATGCCAGCACGCAGATCAAGTGGGGCCTGAAGTACATCAAGGGCCGCTACGGCGACCCGGAGAAGGCGTGGGATTTCTGGCAGCATCCCACGGGGTCACCGGCCGGGTCGTCAACGCACTGGTACCGGGACGGCGCGTGGGAGATCCCCGGGGACCAGGATGCCCGGCTGCACGCCGGTGAGATGGTCCTGGAACGGAATACCGCGCGCACGGTGCGACAGGCGCTTCTCAAGGATTCTTTGCGCGCGACCGATCCGACGACCGGGGCGGCACCGGGCGGGACAGGGGCTGTTCATTTGAATTTTGACGCTGGCTCTATCGTGATCTCCATGGGGGCCGGGACTTCTGGTTCCGGGGCACGCCAGGCGGCAACGCAATTCGTCGACTACGTCACTGCCGATGGCCGGGTGCGGAAGCTGATGGGAGGCTACTGATGGGCGGAAAGATCGTCAGCAATCCCGCATTCGACAAGCGTATTCTCCGGCTGAGCCAGATCCACGGCTCACAGACGACGGCTTTCCAGCGCGGCTTCCTGACCACCGCGACCCGGCGGACCCCGAGCGTCGCCGGGCGAACGGCGAAGCGCTACCGGGTGAATTTCCTCTACAACCCGTCCGACCTGTCGGAGTCCCGCGCAGTCAACTTGACTGACAACGCCACGGCGCTCCCTACGAGCCTGCGTTCGGACGCCGACCAGGGCCAGGTCATCGGGATCACTGGCGCCAGTATCAGTTTCTCGCTGCTTTTCGATCGCACCTACGAGGTCGCGAATCCGGAGATCTGGAACCGGCCGGAGGCGGCGATGGGGTGCTACTCGGATATCGCTGCGATCTTTGGTCTGGTGGGGATTTCCGAGCCCACTCTTGTGCCTTCCACAACGCAAGTTCCGTACGCCCCGGGACAGGGCCCTAACAATACGGGTGTCACAACTACTCCTGGACCCGGGCCCACGACGAGTACGACGACCACGGCCAATGCCAATGCGGAGCAGACGTACGGCGTCATGAAACTCAATCCGGCGTTCGCGGTTTTCTGCCCGGTGCGGGCGCTAGATTCTTCGGGCTTCTCTACCGGTGTGAGCATGATGCGCTACTACGGGTACATCAATTCGCTGGGAATCCAGTACACCCATTGGACCCAGCGCATGATTCCTGTGCGCTGTGTGGTGTCGGTGCAAATGGCACTCCTGATGACCGACCGCAATCTCGTGGAGCCGTGATGCTCATTTCCCGAACATCGCGGTATCAGCGGAATTTCACCGCGCTGGTGGCCGACCACGCCGGTAATCCCCAGGAGTACATCGTGCACCGGCAGCCGGTGGCGATGACGCTCCAGGTGAATGATTACTTGTGGACGCAGGACGACCGGGTCGACTCGGTGGCAGCTGACTTCTACGGTTCGGAAACGAGTTGGTGGATGATTGCGGAGGCCAATCCGCAAGTCCTGGACTGGACGGAAGTGGCCGTCGGGACGCGAATCCGGGTGCCCCGTGTGGCGTAACTCCGTTGTCCCGGGCGCTGACATGACGACCCCGCAGGTCGATCCCGGGTCGTGGATCTCGGATGTCACGGTGTACATGGCTGAGAGCAGCCACCCCGTGGCGGTGGTCACGGTGATGACGAATCTCCGGACTTCTTTCCCCTCGCAGTCGTGGCGCACTCCGGGAGGCGCTCTGTGGGCAGAGAACACGCCTGTTCATTTCCGCTACCGCTGGTACTCGGATGACCCAGGTGACTTTTTCGGTTACGTGGCGTCGTCCCGGGTGCTGGCATCCGAATCCGATCCTCGGTATGCGGGCCTCACCTTGGTCCCGGTGGAGTACACGTGCGTCGGTGCGTCCATGCCGATGCAAAGTCACCTGAACACTTTGTGGCAGGATTGCACGTGCTCCTACATGGCGCGGTCGATTGCCCAGGGGAACGGCCTCTCCCCTTGGGTGGAGGTCTCCGATAAGCATTTTGACCAGCGTATGCAGGCGCAGTCCGACTGGAATTTCCTGACTGATCTCGCTACCCGGTGCGCGTACCGGCTCTATGTCGATGGCACGGCATTGCATTTCGTCCGGCAGTCCACGTACCTGCCCGCCAGTGACGGTAGTGTCCCCTCTTTCTGGGCGCGCAAATCGCCGGGGGTCATCGATTCTCTCAGGCAGTTCTCCGGCATCCTGGGCGAGACCGACCCCGCAGGAGGGGTCCGCGCCCGGCTCACCACCACCGCTCTCGGACAGGAGTCCGCACGGCTGGCTCCCGGGGCCTACTCCGCCTCGCGTACCGACCGCCTGGGCCGCAGCGTGGCGCCCACGCTGACCCAGCAGTATTCGGCACTGCCCGCCGCCAGCTACGACCAGGGCCAGCAGCTCCTGTCCGGCGCCGCCACGTACCTGTGGGTGCAGGCGCAGGCCGTCACCAACGGGGACACCCGGCTGAAGCCCGGCTCCCTGGTGGAGCTGCGCGGGGACGGCGTCAGCGAAACACACCAGGGAACATGGATGGTCCGTGAGGCCACGCACCGCCTCACCATTGACCATTTCTCAGCAGCGCGCACTGACTACACCGCCACGCTGCTCCTCGGCCGGAATTCCGAGAGCGCCTTGAACCTGCCTGCGCAGACGCTCACCGCGCCGCGCAGTTCCGGTAGCAGAATTGTGGGCGGCCAGTGGCGGGCAGTATCCGTAGGGGGATTGTGATGGAGGGATTCTTCAGCGCCGTGGTTGCCGATACCGCCGATCCCACAGGACAGGGGAGGGCCAGGCTGCAAATTCCCCAGGTATCAGGGGAAACGGTGACCGGCTGGGCATTGCCCATGCAGACGGGTTGGTCGAGTACCGGAGACCTCGTTTTTGCCACCTTCAGAGGCGGCGACCCGCACTACCCTCTGTTCCTCCCCCGCTCCCGTGAATCCCCGTGGCTCCCCCTGACCCTGTCGGCAAATTACGGCTACCTGGACCCGGGGTACGCCCCGGCGCCGCAGGTCCGCGTGACCGCAGACGGCTTCCTTGAATTCAGTGGCGGTGCCTCCCCGGTCTCGTTGCCGCCCCCGAACAGCACCGACTTCCTCTTCGCGACGCTACCGGGCGGAATTCCCACCCCGATCGCGGACCAGCAGCAGCTCTGCGCCACCGAGTACCCCAACGCCCTCACGTCCCGGACCTTGGTGGCGGCGGTGTCCAACGTGGGCGCCGCCACGGCAACCACCGCATCGACCGCGTACGTCTCCACCCTCACCGGCGCGACCGACAGCGGGCCGTCCGTCAGCTTCCTGGCTCCGGGAAGCGGTGAAGTCGTGGTCAGTGTGGGAGCGCAGACGTCGAACAGTGTCTCCAGCGCGGCTGCCTGTGTGTCCGCCAGGATCACGGTGTCGACGGCTGGGGGAGCGACTTTCCTTGTCGAATCCGACAATCGGGCCGCCATTGTCCAGGGCGTCGAGGCCGTAGCCGGGAGTTCGTGTTTTTCCGTCACCGACCTCGTTCCTGGCAGCGTCTACGTGGCGATGCTGATGTACCGCTCGTCCTCCGGCAGCAGCACCGCCACGTTCAACCACCGCTTTCTCAGGGTCGACCCCGTACAGCCGTACTCCACGCCGCTCGTGCGTGTTTCGGTGAATACCGACCGCACAGTGCGCGTTCTCTACCCGTGGGGCGGGAACACCACCGAGGTCAATCTCACGGGCGTCCGCGCCCGGTACGTCTAGGAGAACGCGATGGCAGACGCCTACCCGAATTTCGCAGCCCTGGCCGCCGCCAACGTGCGCGGTGTCGACTACGAAATCGCCTCACGTCCGACAACCGGCCCCGGGCAGCTCATCCATATCGCCATCCACGGCGGCGCCATTGAATCGCCCACAACGCAGCTCGCACAATACTGCGCCCAAGCGGGAGCGGCCTTCTATACGTTCAGCGGTGTCCGAGCGGCCAATAATTCAGAACTGCACATCACGGCTACGCATTTCGACGAGCCCGGCGCCCTGGCTCTGGTCGCCGCGTCGGCGTACACCGTCTCCTGGCACGGCACAGCGGGCGCCTCTCCGGTGACGTACGTGGGCGGTGCGGACACCTACAGCGCCGCCCTGGTGATCGCGGAGCTGGAGGCCGCCGGTTTCCCGTGTGCAGTGCCCCCCACGGATATCGCCGGTGTCGAGCCCCTGAATACCGCCAATCGCAATGCGCGCCGGGCTGGAGTGCAACTGGAGATCAGCCTGGCGCAGCGGCAGGCATTCTTCCTGGGTGGCAGTCTCACGTCGGCCAACGTGACGCAGGCTGCCCGGCGCACCCAGACCTTCTACGCGTACGCCCGGGCCGTGATGGCGGCGATGGTGACGGCCATGACGCCGCCGCCCGGCCCCGGCGACCCGCCCGCCCCCTCCGCCCGGCTCACGGCACGGCGGGCCGGTGTGAGCGTCCAGCTTGCCGTGCCGTTCGCCATGGCGGCAGACGGCTCCCTGGCCGTCTGCCAGGACGAGGGGCAGGCCGTCAGCAACCGTGTGCGGGCCCTGGTGGGCACCCTGCCGGGTGAGCGGGTCATGCGGGCCGACTACGGCGTTCCCACCACCGAGGCACTGTTCGCACCGGACCCCGAGGTCGCCGCTGCGGAAGTGCAGCTCATGGTGCGCGACGCGGTGACGACTTGGGAGCCGACTGCGGTTGTCACCTCCGTCACACCGGTGATCGACATGGACCTCGGCCTGGTCACCGTGGACGTAGGTGTCGGCCGGGCGGACGTGCCCCAGGCCGAGCTACCCCGGTTCAAGACGGTCACCGTGGCCGTCGGCGGCAGCACAACGGAAAGCGCCACCTGATTAACGAAGAATCCGGGGCACCTCTAGAATCAGTCTATCGACGCCCAGCATTTGTAATTTGACTCGGCCCGCTGGCAGCACCGGAAGGAATTGCCGTGGCCGAAACCTCGCCCGCTGCGCAGATCGACTACACAGCGCGAGATTTCACGGGGTACCGCGACGCGCTTTTCCAGCATGCCGCCCGAGTGTTCCCGGAGTGGACGTCCCGCAGTCCGGCAGATTTCGGCGTCGTCCTCGTCGAGCTTTTCGCCTACCTCGGTGACGTCATGAGCTTCTATCAGGACAGGATCGCAGACGAGGCATTCCTTGCCACGGCCACGCAGCGCTCCTCGGTCATTGCCATCGCCAACACCCTCGGGTACACGCCGTACTCCGCCATCGCGGCCATCGGGTCGGTGACCTTTCAGACGCTCGTGAACCAGGCGGCGGATGTGACGGTGCCCGCCGGTACCCGGGTGATCACGGAATTCAATTTCGACCTGGACCGGCCGGTCATTTTCGAAACTGACGCCGATGTCACTGTGCCCGCTTCCGCCGCAACCGCGTCGGTGACCGTGACGGAGGGCGTGACCCAGGGCACCCGGCAGCTCGTTCTCACGGAGACGACCGGCCAGATCGACACCCTCACCGTGGAGGATCTGGGCACATCCACCGGCGAGGCCAGCCAGACCGCCGCCCTGTCGGCAACTCCGCTGCTGACGGACACCCTCCGCGTCCTGGTGGAGGACACCGGCGGCGCCACCGAGTGGCAGTACACCACCTCGCTCACCACGGCGACGGCCACCGATCAGGTGTACACCACCGACGTTGACGACGCCGGAGTGGTCACCGTGACCTTCGGGGACTCCGTGCACGGCGCCATCCCGGCGACCGGGCTCAGCATCACCGCCGCCTACCGCGTCGGCGGGGGCGCCTACGGCAACCTGCCAGCCAACTCCATCGTGGACCTCGCCACCACCGTCGTCGGGGTCACGGTGGCGGCATCCTCCGCGATGACGGGCGGTGCGGACGCAGAGCCTACCGACCTGATCCGCTCCAATGCGCCAAGGACGTACCGGGCCCGGGACCGCGCGGTATCCCGCCGTGACTACGCAGACCTCGCACTGGCCATTCCCGGTGTCGCCAAAGCAATGTCCGTCTCCCAGTCCGCTACATCCGTCGCGTTGTACATCATGGGCCCGGCCAACAACATTGTGAGCCAGACTCAGCGCGACCAGGTGACCGCCTACATCCGCGACCGTGCCGTGGCCGGAACTCAACTGCTGGTGTACAACGGGACGCTCATCCCGGTGAATTTCGGCACCACCAGCTCGCCCGTCATCATCGGCGTCAATAACCGGTACCGCAGGACGGAGACACAACTGGCGTGCAGGCAGGCGCTCCAGAATCTTCTCTCCGCCACGTCCACCGATTTCGGCCAGC